TTTTCATTTCTATGATCATTTATTAGAAATTGTCTAAATACATTTTGAGCTTCTTGTATTCTTAAAGCACTTTTTAAAGAGGTTCCTGCAGGCAGCATTTCTAAAACTTCTGTAACAGAGTGAAGAAAGTCTTTCTTTTGAATTTGAAGCTTACCTAGTATAGCTTTTAATTGTTTTTGTTCTTTAGAAGATAGCTTCTTTAAAAGATATTTGTCAAGTATAGCTCTTGGTTGATTACCAAAAGCATCCATCTTAAGTCCTTGAGACCTAATAAACTCTTCAGTTATCTTTGCTTGTCTACCAAAAGGATCTATTAATCTAGAAGTTGCACCAGGTAATCCACCAGTACCTTCACCTGATAATGAGCTTCCTCTAAGAATAGGATTAAAAAATCTAGGAACAGCATCTCCAATTACATCCTCTATCCAACTTTCTCCTGAATGTCTAGCACTCTCTGTTTCACGTATTAACTCTGGTCTATACAGGTCTGTAAATGAAGTTTCTTGAGACCATCTAATAACAAAGGAAGTATTTGTAGGACCATACTCATATAGATTTAAACGTTCTATAGGTATATCACCATTTCTATAAATTTCAAGAGGACTAAGAGAACCATCTCTTCTAGCTATTTCATGAATTTCTAGTCTTTCCCCTGGAAAAAAATCTTGCCAATTATAATGCTCAATAGGTGGAAAAGCTTTTGAACTATTAAGATGCTCCTTGCCTAACCCTTTTTCTATTAAAAGTCTTTCTTTTAAAGCAGTATATGCTGCCATAACTTCCTTAGGATCTATAAAGTCTAAGCTACTAGATTTTTTAAAAGCTACTCCAAAGTCAAAACCATCTCCTACAGGAACTAACTTATTAAAAGAAGAAGCTAATACTAAAGACTGTCCTTCTAATATCTCTTTTGTAGTATCATAAAGATCTTCCAAATATGCTTTTTTTGCAGGAAAATTAGGATCTGCTGGTTCAAGAAGAAGGAGTCTTTTTTCTTTTAAAGCTTCATTTCTCATTGCTCTAAGATGAGAAAAGTCAAGAGTTTGTCCTACATTGCCATGTTTATAAACATTACCTATAGCATCCATAAACATCAAAGCCATCTGATCAACATTAAAACCAATCTGTTCACCAATAGTAGGCTCTCGTATAATAGCCTCTTGAAGTTTAGTACCAGCTTCAGGATTAGTTCTATTAGTTGAAGCAAATGGTGCATCTACTTTTGGATTAGATTGTTCGGGGGCTTCTAATTTTTGTCTTTCTATGTGGGCTTCTATTTTTTGTTGTTCTGCGATATCAAACAACCTACGATATTCAGTTGCAGCTGCTTCTCCAATATTTTGTCTAATTGCAGCCTCAGTATCAACTGAGGCTCTGTTAGCATCAGGAGATTTAATATCTTTAGCTACTTTTGCAGCCATTGTAGTTGCCGCTATGCCATCAAACATAACTTCTGTACTATGTCCATGAATAGTCTTTTTATATTCAGGTCCTCTGCCTTCTGCTTCTTCAAACTCCTTATCTGTAAAAACTTCTTCTTCTTTTAATTTAGCCTTTATTTTCTCTGTTGTAAATGGTGCATTTGGTTCTATTTCTAGATACTCTGGAGTATTTTTACCAAAGGCGCCTTTAATTTTTCTTTTAGCTGCTCTTACTCCTCTAGGAGCAAAGATAAGTATAAGAGACTCAATAATTAAAGAGGTCTTTCCAGGGTCATCTGGAGTACTCTTTTTAGAAACCCACGCTATTGCTTCAGCTAAGTATTCAAAAGCCTTACCTACTACAGAAAACTTATCTACATCTATACCAACAACCCTTAGGACACTATCAAGTCCTTCTGAAACTTGGTGTGTATAAGCAGTTTTTCTATTCTCTTGTACAAGCTCTCTCATTTTAGTAACTGTTTCTTCTTTAGCTGCATTAGCATCACTACCAAAGTCTTTAGTATTTAAAATATTAGGGGTATCATAACCAGCAACAGCTGCCCAAGTATCTACTAACTCCCAGAAATAATCAGGAAGATGTACTATCATACTACCTAGAAAAGCTATATCATCAATGAGAGGTATATATCCTGGATCTTTCAAGCCTGTCGTAACTCTCTTAATTACTTCAATAGCTTTAGTTTCATCAATATCAGCCCTTGTTAAAACTTCTTTATTTATAACTTTTTTTTGTTCTGTTGCTATAGTCTCAAATGCCTGTTCCCACTGTAATTGATCTATCTCTTCATCAGCAGATATATAACTATCGTTTGTATCTAAACCATTATCAATAATATAAGAAGAATTTAAGTTCTTAATATACTTTTCTTTTAATGAACTAGAAGTAGATCTTCTTGTATATTTTAGAAGCTCTTTCTTTTTCTCACTAATATTAATATCAGGATTTTCAATTACACCAGTTAAATAAAGAGCAGCATCTTCATCTTGTTCCTCTTTCCATTTAGTTTTAGCTTCTGTAATTAAATCAGAATAACCATAAGTAACTATCTCGTCATTAATAGATTTATAAAGTTCTATAACATCCATTTCTTTTTCAGGAGCAAGTAGCATAGAAGCATAGAAATTATTATCCTTATCTTGCGTAGTTGCTCTATCTTCATATAGAGGAGGAGTAAGTCCTAAGTCTGTTACCTGTTTAGAATTATCCAAAGATGGTTTTCCCGTATTTCTTTGCATTATTAAAGGCATTACTTATTTTCGCTGAGTCATCAAACAGTGTTCCTCCTAAAGTTGTAACATTTGTCCACATATCAGATTTACTTTTTACTTGATTTGCTCGAGACATAGAATTTGCAGCAGCAGTATTTAAGTTACTTACTTGATTACCATAATCTTCTGATACTCCAAAATTACCTAAGTTTGCAGTCAACTGTGTATTTCCTGATCCTATTGCTCCTACAATAGATGAAGTTCCTCCAGCTCCTAGTCTTGAATTAGCACCAGCTGCCTCCACATTACCTACCTCTATTCTAGATGCACGTTGCACTTGTAATCTCTGTCTTTTAGCTTGTAGTGCTCTATACCTAGTTGCAACCTCATTAGCTCTATTTTGTTGGTCTTGAGCTTGTCGCATAAAACCTGATTGAGCAGCTGCGTATTTTCTTTGATTAACTGCCCCTGCTGTTTGCATAACTAATCCACCTAGTTGCATGGCAGTTCCAAAACCTCCAAATCCTGATGCTATTCCTGCTATTCCTGTATGTATACTGGCAGTCTGAGCAAACATACCAGCCATTGGTCCATAACCTGCCATACCAAAACCTGTAGCTGCAAGAGCGATTGGTGCTATTGTTTTAAGTGCTTTACTCATATTATATCTCCAGTACTGTTAAATAATTTAATAATCCATCTTCAGTTAATATAATTCCATTTGGTACTGCTTTAGCTCCAAATACTATATTAAACTTCCTTTCTTTTTTTGATTCACATAATCCATAAACTCTTTTAATTCCTCTATCTCTTAACTTTTGTTTAGCTATTTCTAAACCCTTTTTATATCTTTTAAATTTATTATGACTCCATGAAAGACATTCTATATGCATTGTCCATTCATTTATTTCTTTATTAAAATCTACACCTATAAAACCATTATCACCTTCTTCGTACAATATGTCCATAGACTTACTGAGTTGATAACATAGTGACTGGATGTCCCCACCCTAGCAATCTCATATCCTTTCCGGTCTCAGATTTAATATATAAACTCAAGCATTTACCTGAACCTCTAAGTTTATTTTTAGTTACTACCATAGTATCTCCACTATCCCAAGTAGCACTTACTCCAGTAGGAGTATAATTTCTTAATAATCTATAAGCTTGAAACTCTGGTCCCCATTGACCATTTGCTGCTGAGTCTGCCCAATTCCATTGAGCTTGTACTTTACATGATGATTGATTGTTAAATATAAAACTAGTACCAGCAGCACTAAATCCATCTTCAGTTTGTTGTAAATACATAAATAAATAAGGTATTTGTTTCTCTCTCATTATATCACCAAATAATTCGTACCCTGTAACTAAGTAACTTAAGTATGTAACTCCTGTTGCATCAGCAGTTTTCCAATCCATAAAATCACTACCATTATATTTAGATAATGTAAATGATGTTCCTCTAATAGTTAATAAACTAAACTGTGCACTTCTATTAACTGGTATATCATCATCAACAACAACACCTGTTCCTGCTGTAACTATAACACTATCTGTTCCTGCTACAACTGTTTCCTCAGTAATTGATATAGAGTATCCTGGAACATTCACATAATCTGCTATATATGGTGAAGCACTTGCTAAATCTGATATTGTATTCTTATACCAAGCTTGTAATGTTAAATCAAATATTAATTCTTTAGTATATCTATTAATATAGTTTGTTTCTGAGTAACTAGCCTCATCATTATATAAAAATCTTACTGTATTTTCTCTTTCATCATAAAAACCCTTAGCATTATTCTTACCTAATTCAGGTATACTTAAATATAATGTCTGAATAGACTTTAAAGATAAAGATTCTGAAGTAAAACGACCATTAACAGCATCTGGTTTAAGAGTATATATACCAGCTCGTGACCAGTATATAAAATTACCATTTACATTTACTACTGCATTAGGATTAAATACACCATTAGTAGAAATCTTACTTGCCTGGAAAGATGTAGCAATAAAGCCACCAGTATCTCCATAAATTTCCCATATACCATTTTCTGCAAAAACTAATATCGAGGCTTGGGAAGCTACAATTTTAACTATCTTAGTGATATCAGGTATCTGTATAGAGCCGCCATCAGTAGCAATTAAATCATTAATTCCTGGATCTGTAGGGTCAGCCTCTTGATGACATATTCCTAAGTCATCATTATTTCTAATAACCCTAGAGAAGAATACATATCCTGAATAATTAGGGCTTCTACTATCTCCTCCTGATACATGTGATTCTATACCAGAATAAAATACACGTTGTGCATAGGATGTTACAGTAGATATGTTACCTTGTTCAGAATCACTAGGTAATCCTGTAGTAACATCAGACTTAGCCATTCTAGAGTTACCCCTATTAAAGGCATCAATAATAAAGGAACCTTTAGCTATCTGATAATTAGATTGAGAATTCTTAACTAATGTTTCTGGATCATACTTTTCATAATCAGTATCAGATGGATTAGATACTTTACCTAATGTCCAACTGTCAGAGTTACTTGGATACTCTCCTGTTTCATTAAAATGATAATCTAATGCATCTGGATATGATGCATCACCAGTAACAATTTTTTCATTCCATCCTTGGTTTCTTAAATTATATTTATGTCCATCTGATAAAGTAGTAGGTCTATTATCAATAGCTAAACCATCATGTACACCATAAATATCTCTAATATTAAGAGTAATTGTACTTTGAGAAACATTACCAGAAGATTTATCATATGTTAAGAGTACTGGATTATCTAAGTCTTTACTTACTATAATACAACTATTATTAATAATAGAAACTTCTATATCACTATTACTTAAACCAGCTACAGTAATAGCAGCACCACTATTTTTTAAATTACCTGAAGGATTAGAAGCAAGCATATTCATAAACCAAAGTTTATTATATACACGCACAATTCCTAATGATACAGTAGTATCTCCTGCTGGAGATTCCCATATATGAAAAGATTGTTTACCTTCTGCTATTTGAGCAGTAGTTAGACCAGTAGCTGTTAAGGCATAACCAGTTTCATAATCAACACCTAAACGTCTGTACCTTGAACCATCACGGTTAAGTACAAAGTTAGCTTCATCTACAGAGGCATTCTCTGGAAATGTTAATTGATTAGCTTCAGTTACTAGACCCTTAACAAAGGACCTAAAAGCCTTTTCGCCCTTTTGAGCCATTAAATCTCCTCAGATTTTTTAGCTTGTTTAGCGTAATATTTTTCTTTAGGTGTTAATTTTGCTTTAGCTGCAGCTTTAGCTGTGGCTTCTTTCTGCTCACTAATATATTTAAGTACTACAGTATCTACAGTATTTAAAGATGTAAACAATCCATTTAATTCTGCAGGTAATTGTCCACCATCACTCCATTGTAATTCATAGTGTGATGTTCCTGGTTTAATATAGGTTTGTATTTCTTTTACACCTTTTGTTTTATAACTTCTTATAACTTCTTGTGCCATGTTAATATCCTTGTTTTATATGGAGTAGTCTTTTACTCGATTTTGTTTCATTGGTTTTAATATTACTGTTTTACTACTTCCATCTGAATAATGCAATTTAAAACCTTTTTTCTTTACAGTTTTAGTTTTTGGTTTTATATCTCCAGCTAATCCAGCAATAAGAAACCTAGGTTTTCCCAATTTAGTATTTGATTCCCATAGAAGCTCTAGCATTTCTCATTTGATTACGTCCTTGTGCTCTTTTTTTCTTCTTCTTTGTATCTGCTTGTACAGCCTTTTTATAGTTAGGTTTTGGTGAAGTTGATTCGCTATTACCAATATTACCTTGATTCGCATTACCATACATAGATGGAGTTACTGGAGCTTTATCTTTAACTGCTCTTTGTCCCGGAACTTCCTGACCTGAAGGTCTATTAAGTTTACTTCGTCCAAACATAGACCCTGTCATATCTGTAGGTTTAAATACAGAAGCACCCTTCTTTAAATTAGCTGGTACTTTACTTTTAGAAGTATTATCTAAAGCTTTTTTCATTGAAAGATTTAATGCTTTTTGCATGCCACCAGTATTATTACCTGGAGCTTCAGTCATACCAGTTTTACCACCATACCCATTATTTTTAGAATTATTTGTAGTTTTAATAGTTTTCTTACTCTTATTATCTTTCTTACTATCTGTTTTTTCTATTTCATTCCAGATTTTATTAACTTTTTTATCAAATACTACTTTCTTGGTCTTGTTATTCCTTTCTTGTGCTTTCTTTTTTTTATCCTTTCGCCATTGCTTTGTTTTTTCTACTTCTTTATCCCACCACGGTCCAAAAAAATTTCCCATTACCCTCTCCCTCTTAAAGTTTTATTAAATGAACCCTTAACACGTTTCCATGTCATAGGATCCTTTGTTTTTTTATTCAAAGTACTTACATACACACCTCTTTTAAGTTTCTTTTTTTTAGGTGCTCCATATACATCACCTTTAATGAAGGGCTTAGTATTCCAAGTTTCCATTAGTAGTTAGGTGTCTTTTTGTTAGCTACATTCCTACCATAGTTAGGATATGTAATTCCATTCTTAATTCTGAAAGCTTCTTCAGACATTATACGTCTTTGTCTAAGAGATGTTTGTTCAGCTTTCTGGTTAGCCATTTGTTTTAAAGTTAAAAAGGCTGCAGACTTAGCTTCAGATAAAAGATATGTAAACATCTGTACTGGTAAATCAGGAGTAAAAGTATCTCCTATAGTAAAGACTATAGAACGTTTACCATGACATTGTGTTTTACTTTGTTGTAGAGTACTATCTAATGTTGCTAGATAAGAATCAAATACCATAGTTACATCATCAAATGAAGTAAAGTATTGAGGTTGCTTATCATTTAAAACATTAATAAATATTCCAGTAGTGTCAGTTACCTTCTTAACCTTAGTAGCTGTACTATCTCTCTCATCACATAACTTCATAAAATCTTCGGGAGTTTTATATTCAATAATTTGATATAGATCTCTAGCTGATGCTGTTAATTTATTATTATATTTAATATATTTTAAATCTATAATATCATCTGGTAAAAGCATATGAGTAGGTCTATCTGAAGTACCACTTGCTGTCATTCTAAATAACTCATATAAGAAATCATAATCTTTACCATCAATAATACTATAGTAAGTAGACTTAACAATCTGTGCTACTTGTAAAGCCTCTACACTATCATTAATAGAATTGACATTATCAGAATCCATGTCTGACATAATGTCTTGTACAATTTCTAATAAATTCATTTTAGCCATAATTTATCCTAGGTTGCTGTTAGAGTTAATGCTAGTTTAGTAACTGTCATATCTCCAGCACCTGTTGTATTATCTGCATATACTTCGAAGTAATCATTTGTTGCTGCTGAGACTAAGCAAGAACCAACTATATGAGTTGCATCTGCTGTAACTACATCTGCATAAGATTCAGAACCTGCTATAACAGTTCCATTCTTATGTACAGCTATTAATACTGGAACATCAGAACCTACAGCATGTTGAACTGTAATATCAAAATCAAGTTTTACTACGGCTGTAAGAGTTCCAGTATATGTTAATCGTGCAGTAGTTGCTTCTGTTACTAAGCTTCCTAAACCAGAAGCTATTGTTGTTGGTGCTACTATAGTAGGTGAAGCATTCCATGTATGTGTATATGGAGAACCTACATTATAAAAATAAAATTTTCCTTTTGGTAAAGCCATCGTGCTTGTAGTCAGTGTTGACCAAGCTCCTGATGCTGAACCATTTGCCACATAAACTTTATTGGCAGCAGCTGCCGCTGCCCCTTTGGGCTCATGCAAGTCAGTGCCAGTAATAGTATTATGTTGTATTGTCATGTTATTTCCTTGTTAAATTAGGGGTAAGCCCCGAAGGGCTTACCGAGATATTACATACTACTTAGTTGTATTGATATTTTACAACTAATTCAAATCTACCTGCTGTTAAAGCTACAGACATTGCTACGACTACTTCACATGCTGCTGTACCAATAGTTTTACCTATTAGTGCACCTGCACCTGCTGTACGAGTACCTTTTGTAGTAACTGCAGTATTATCAAGTTGTGCAGCTGCTGCAAGTCCATCTGGATCAACAGAAACACCGGCAGTAGTAGTTAAACCTACTGTCATTGCTGTAGATGATCCAGCGGCTCCTGCTGTTAAAACACGCAGATGAGCACTTAGAACTGTGCAATTAGCTGGAAGTACCTGTTCTAAATTACTTGCAGTATATGTAGGTAACTTATCCCAGTCAAATGTCCAACTTGCTTCTTTTACTTTACCAACTGAGTTGTCCTGACCGCCATATTGGTTGTCAGTTCCTCGGACGCCATAATGGTTGGCTACGCCTCTTTTACTTCCTATTTCATATCCCATTATAATCTCCTAGTAAGCAGATGGGCTTGTTAAAAGCACACCTAAAGTATCAACTCGTTGAGCTCCTAAGCCGAATCGAGAAGTAACTTGATACTTGTCACCCCTTTCTTCTTCAGCTCTCCAGCCTTCAGTCATTGGTGCACGTCTCCATGCATGCATGATTGGTTTACATGAATCATCTGCTACGCACATGAACACGTTTGCTTTATCACCAATAGCTGCTGTTTCAGATGTAAGTCCATATGCAACAGCATTTAGTGCTTCAGTAGCAGTTATTGCTGGTAGGAAGTTAGATGTATAAACATCCCATCCCATAATGTTTCTCACAAACTTATGATCTCTTGCGAAACCTTCATTTAGAACACCCACAAATTGTGGAGTATTATCAACGACTGTTGTTGCAGAAATCAATGTGTTAAGTGTAGCCTCTACGATAGGGTCAACGATTGCAATTCTGCCACCTGCTGGTGCGTTTGCTTTATCGAAAGACAATTTCATAGCTACAAAATCAGCTAATGTAGTTGTACGTGCATTAGCTGCTGCAGATCCTACCCAACGGTGAGGTCTTGCATTCACTAAGTTAAGTCCATCTGCGCCACCAGTTTTATCCTGGGCAGCATCTGCTACGGCTAAGAATCGTGATTCATGGTTTTCACCAAGAGCACGTGTTGATTCCATAGCTCGCATAGCCATTAATGTATCTACCTGTGAACCATCTTCACGTAGGTCATCAGATACTTTCCAAGCATCACCGATATAATCAGTAATAGCTAGGGTAATAGTACCTGTGTCTATGTTAGTAAAGTTCAGAGGCACATCCTCTGCTGCATCTTGAAGTGTTACAGTACCAACTGTTTTAATGTTTAGTGTTGTACCTGAACCGAAGTCTGTTACATCACGCCACATCCCTTCTGGAAGAAGGTAGTCGTGTAAGTTATCAAGAATAAACTGAGAATATTGCTGCGCTTCAATGAACGCAGTGGTATTACTTGTCAGTTGTGCCATTTTTTAGTCTCCTAAGACTGTTGTTTTATTTTCTCGCCTGCTCGTCCCCACGCTCTCAATAAGTCCTTAGTTGAACCACCCTCTACTTTAGCTGACAAAGCTTCAGGAGCTGCGGTATTACTAAGAGCTTCTGTATTAACATCACTTGAAGAATTACCTACAGGTGGTATAGTAGCAGTTAAACCTGCTGCTTTTAATACAAGAGTTGGCGAAGTTGCTGCAAGCTCATTTAGTTTTGTAACGGTAACATTTAGTTCTTTAGCTATAGAGTTATATGTAGCTTCAGCTTTATCTCCATACTGAGCAGTAAACTTTGCAGCTACTGCTTTAGCATTGGAATCTGCTTGAGCTTTATTTTCTCTAATAGATAAAGTTTTATTAACTAAATCCATTACGTTATCTTGATTAATCTCAGCACCTTGAGTGGTATTCTCTATTGGCTGTGATCCAGACTTAAGTTCATCTATAAGTTCCTGAGTAGTTTGTCTCTTAGTCAGTTCTTCTTTTACTTCAGCAAGTTCAGACTCGAGAGTCTCAATATGCTTTTGTGCATGAGGTACTGATCTTAGAGCATCTTCTGGGCTCTGGTACTTT